CCGTTACCCACTGGCATTATTCACACACGATGCCAGCATTTAAGCTGGTGACGATGGGTGCCTGGGAAGATGATGAATTTATTGGCACGGTAATTTTCGGTTCAGGGGCTTGCTCTACATATGGTCAAAAGTATGGCCTCAAGAATAATGAGGTTTGTGAGTTAGTGCGGGTAGCCATGCGTAACCATCAGACACCAATCACTCGTATAGTAAAGATAGCGCTGAAGATGTTAAAGAAGAACTTCCCAAACATACGTTTGGTTATCTCTTTTGCTGACCCCGAACATAACCACCTTGGCAAGATTTACCAGGCAGGCAATTGGATATACACCGGTACTGGAGGTACGACTCCTTACTTTGTGGCAAACGGAAAGATAATTCATACGAGAACGATTACAAAGTTGTTCGGCCCAAAGGGGATTAGGGCAAATGTAGCGAGCGTTCGGAAATATTTTAATGACCCGACTGCTCATACTCACACGCCAACCGCTAAATACCGTTACATTATGCCTTTAGATAAGGAAATAAGGGCGCAAATCGAACCAATGGCAAAGCCTTACCCTAGTGATTTACCGGACGTGCATCCGTTTGTTAACACGGAAACCATACTGAAGCGTGGTCACGATGTATAGTATTCTAGTTTATCCCAACATAACCTACAGCAAGGACTTAGAGAAGGACAGTTATGTTGTGGTTCTTTCTAACATTATCAAGTACCTTAACAAAATAAGAAGTGATTTACAGTGGACAATACTGAGTCCCGAATATATTGAGAGCCTGGTGTACCCCAATACTCAGCAGGTCAAGATAACCCTGCCCTCGTACCCTAACCAAATGCGCTTGCACTTTGACTCTATTGGCTTACTAAAGGCACTACGAACAGCGGATATGGATTATGATGTTGTCTATTCACACCTGCCAGAGCATACGCTAGCACTAAAAAATTTATTCTTCAATAAGACGAACGTGCGCCCGGTGTTCATGGGTTACAATCACTGGATTGAGTTCGATGAGGTGACTGCCTACCCAATGACAGTACGGGATATGAATACCCTCGGGATACTTGAGGAGCGTGTGTGCGGCGTGAACACGCAAGCGCAGAAGAACATGATTATCAAGGTAGCCGGAGAGCACTTCAACGACTCAGTGCTTTCCAAGCTAGAGAAAATAATCCAGCCGCACTATCTCGGTTCTGAGGAACCGCCAAAAGTGCGCCCGGTTCATAGTGATTATAAAATCATCGCCTTCAATCATCGTCCTAATGCCTATCGACGTTACACGTGGTTTCTTGAGCAGATGGATTATCTCTGGACACAGCGCCAGGACTTCAGGGTGTGGGTGTCTTTGATAGAGCAAGCGGATAGGCCATATATTATAACTGGCAAGAATGCTTCTCGTCAGGACTACTTCAATACCCTGGCTTCCGCTCGTATCGGGGTGTGTGGCGACCGTCACCAGAACGGTTGGTCAATCTCTGCTACGGACGGCATCAGTGTTGGCGTTCCTTATCTGTTCCGCAAGGATGCTTTTTACCGGGAATTAGCCGGGGATGCTGGCGTTTACTTCACTGACGACCGAGATTTCCAGCAACAGGTTAATGTTTTACTGGATTATGACACTCGGCGAGAGCAATTTAGCCAAGCAGCACTAGCACAATTCCAAGATATGACGTGGCCGAAGCGGATTTACCAGTTCAACGATGCTATAAACGGGGCGCTTTCCGCTATGCAAATATCGAAACCTGACAACCAAAGTTACAAGAAAGTGCTCGGCGCTATAAAAGTAAACAAGGAGATGAGCAAAAGGGACATAATAAAGTACCTTAATTGGTCGGATAGGTTCGCATTTACCCCAGTAAGGAACCGATTAAGGGACGATTGCACTGTACTTAGGGACAAATATATGATATAATAGTATACACTAGGATAGCTCTAGCTTGCGTTAGTAGTTTAATTGGTAGAACCCAGGCGCCCAGTCTGGAGATGGGGGTTCGATTCCCACCCTAACGCTCTATGAACGGAGATGAATATGATGACGGACGATAAGCCGAAGACGGTTAAAAGACGTAAACGTAAAAAGCCGTATAAGCTAACGCCGAACATCCAAAAGGAATTATGTAGAATATTATCCGGCGGTTGTACACGCTCCGCCGCTATTGGCGTTATACGTATTAGTAGAGATACATTCTACAAATGGTATGCTGACATTCCTAAGTTTAGAGATGCGGTAGACGAATCAGAGGCGATTGCCCGGGCAGCAGTTGAAGCACGTGTTATGCAGTTAGCCAACAAGGGCGATAAGTTTATGATAATGTGGTGGCTACAAAATCGCTATCCTGATGATTGGAAAGATACTCGTAACCTTAACATTGACCAGACGACTACGATTGAGGACAAACGTATATCTGGGTTGTCCGACAAACAGATAGTTGAGGAGTTAGCGAAAGAGGGTATAACTGTTCATGGAACAGAGGAAGACGAAGAAACAGGAGAAGGTCAGTAAGCTCCAACGGGAGTATCTAACCCGTCAATTCATACGAAGACACCCGGGTGACTATGCAGAGGCTAAGTTACCTTTTACGTTTTGGCAAACGCAACGAGATATACTTGAGTCGGTAATGAAGAACAAGTATACCACCGTAAAATCTTGCCACTCAAGCGGTAAGTCATTCTGTGCTGGTGCGGCAGTGCCTTTGTTTCTTGAAGCGTTCGTACCATCCAAGGTACTGACAACGGCACCAACAAATTTCCAGGTAGAGAAGTTGATATGGGCAGAGGTTAATAATTTTATCGAGAAGGCAGTAATTCCCTACCCCCAATTTTGGCACCCGCTTAATAAAGAACTGAAGATAGCCCCAGACCATTTTGCCATTGGGTTTAGTTCGGATGAGAACATAAACTACCAGGGTTTGCATTCCGAGAACTTTCTATTAGTTGGTGATGAGGCAGCCGGTATAGAGGAGGGTGTCTATACAGCCATTGAAACACTGATGGCCGGTGAGGGAGCGCACATGCTTTTGATTAGCAACCCAGATTCCCTCAGTGGTACATTCTATAAAAGTCACGAGATGAAAGCATTCCATAAGTTCACTATTAGCGCCTTCAGTACGCCTAACTTCACAGCGTACAACATAACGTTAGACGATATTAAAAACGGCAACTGGGAGGAAAAGTTACGAGGCAAACACCTACCATTTCCAGCCCTAATATCACCTGAGTGGGTGGCGCTTGTATATGACAAGTGGGGCCACAGTGATACCAGCCCGATGTTCGTAGCTAAGGTGCTCGGCGAGTTTCCGAAGTCGGCGACCGATGCATTAATCCCGGTAGAGTTTATGAACCAAGCGTGCAAAAGAGATGCAAGGACTCATGGCACTAGGCAGTGGGGATTAGATGTTGCCCGTATGGGAAACGACTCAAGTGTACTTCGTTACCGTAGGGGCGAGCATTTGGAGATAACCGAGGAGCTAAACAAGTTCGACTTAGTTGACCTTACAGAATGGTCGGCACGGATAATAAACCGGGTAGATAGAAACGCACCGATAGCGGTAGATGCGGTTGGTCTTGGTTCAGGTGTATTCGATATGCTTCGCCGTCAGCAGCATCTAAATGTGTTTGAATACAAGGGAAACTCAAGCAGTCACGACGAGGACTGTGTCAACCAGCGTTCGGAATTTTTCTGGCATCTCAGGCGCTTGTTTGTTGACGGTAAAATATCAGGTAACATTGACCCCGAGACTAAGGAAGAACTTTCCGCTATGTCTTACCATATCGAACGGGGTATGGTTCGGGTGGACAAGAAAGACAAGATTAAGAAGAAGATTAACCGTTCGCCGGATAGGGCGGATGCGTTGATGTTGTGCTACGCACCCATCGACAATCTGAGTGCTGTAGATGACATAGTAATCCCATCAGCAGAAGAAAAACCAAAAACCGCAAAGCAAGAGGTAGAGCACTTCTACCCGCTATAAAAACAGTTGTATTTTATAATCATATATGTTACGATATTAAAACACTCGGGGATGTGACTGGGTTCGACAGGCGCTAAGGCTTGCAAGAGCACCGCTTGGACGTGAGTTCGATTCTCACCGTCTCCACGGAGATAGG